GCGAGGACGGTCGTGCTGCCGTCGATGATGCTGACCGTGGACGATGCAGCGGTCGAGACAGTCACCACGATGCGATGCAAATAGTCGTTTGCTGCGCCATTAGTGCCAAGCACCTGCGCGGTCTGCGAAACGGCGACCGTCTCGTATGGATACTGGTATGGATTGCTTACGCCACTCATATTCGCGCCCTCCTTGAGACGCTACGCTCGTGAACCTGCCACATATCGTTTAGCGTGACCTCATTCTGTGGCCCAACAATCAAGGTCTTGCTCTCTAACGGCCTTTGCGCGGACGGTTCAGCCCTCCACGCAACGGCTAGCATACGGAAAGCGTCGGCAGGGTGTGATGTCCAATCGTGTCGGGGTGATGCCCTGAACGCTTTCTTGTCCTCATCATACTCTCGTTGATACTGGCGTAAAGCCTCTATTCCGTCGCCACATTTTACGGAATTGAACCAAGTTCGGGGCAACATTTGACGAATTGCTTGGATTCCGTCCTGCAGGCCGATGTTCGGCACCACAGACAAATGGTTAATACCGAGGTGGTCAGCCAACTGCTCTACGATGCTGCGCCCCGTCTGTAGGCTCTTGGCGCGTGCGTCATGCGGCAGGTAATGCTTGCCGTAGGTGTAACCCTTGTTAACGACTACCTCTGCAATGGCGCGGATGTCTGCACCCGAAACTGCGTAGAAGTCGATAACGCGCACCTCGCCGCCCACGACCTGATACCACCATATCGCGGTGTCATCGCGGTAGCCCAAGTCCCATGCGGTGTGTACCGGATACCCCTCCGTAAAGACTACACGCTCGTTAATACGCGGCTCTGCCAGTCGCATCTCTGTGCCAAAAAACGCACCGATAATGGCTGCTTCGAAACTGCACTCGTACTCTTGGAGGTACTGGTCTTCCGACAACTGCGCCTTTGCCGCGTTGAGTTCGCTCTGGGGCAGCAGGCCTGATTCGCTGGCAGGCAGGCGCAGGACAAACCACTCGTCTGGGATGCGCCGTGCCGTCTCGTAAATGTCCCAGAACTGGTTGCGCCCCTTCGGCGTACCGGCCATGACGCCCCATGCGCCTTTGTCTGACATAGCGGGGCGAATTACGCTTCCAAACACCGAAGGTTTGAAGTCGCCGTATTCATCCATGTAAACACCGTCAAAACCAAGACCGCGCATAGCATCTGCGTTATCCGCGCCAAACAGTCGTATTTTTGCGCCGTTGATTAACTCCAAAACAAGTTCAGACTCGTTAATTTCCCGAGTTACGGGTCGAGCGTAATACTTGAAATAATCCCAAGCCACGGCCTTTGCCTGCGACCGAAATGGCGCGATATATGCGTACAAGGGGTTCTGGCTTTTAGAAAAAACGGCAGCACGCACAATGTCGTTAACCGCCGCTACTGTTTTGCCAGCGCGACGATGCGCCACAAGGCAAGCCCACCGCTTCGTTCGCTCATGGAACGGCATAAACACCCGACGAGGGGCATACGGGATAGTTACTGCGGAGGCAGCCATGTAATCGTCAGGTCTTTGCCGTCAGCGCCAGTTAACTCGTTTTTATCGCGTTGCCCAAGGTACTGCTTGCCAAGCCACACCAACATAGTTGTGTTGCCATCTTCAAGCGCACGCCATTGGTGACGGCGAAGGGACATCTTGCCGTTTTCTATACCGCTTTTATAGATTTCGCAAAACTTCTCATCGCGGAGTAGCGTATCCACGCTGCAACCAAGCCACGCGGCAATCTCGCTCTGGGTGCATTGAATACCCGCCAACTTCTTGACCGCCTCGTAGTCAATCTCAAACCGGGGGCGACCGCCACCCTCCCCTTGATGCCCTTGCTTTGGCTGACCCGTGCGCTTGCTAATGGTTTGTTTTTTGCGATGGTTGCTCATGCTGCGGCCTTAAAGGGTTCGCCTGTGGACTCAAGCACGGCCTTTTGGCCGGTAAAGTCTTCCCAGCGTTTAACGATGACATCCACATACTTGGGGTCTAACTCCATGATGCGGGCTATACGACCATTCTTTTCGGCTGCGATTAGGGTTGTGCCGCTGCCCCCAAAGGAATCCAACACAATATCGCCGCCTTTCGTGTTGTTGAGCATTTGATACTCAAACAAGGCGACAGGCTTCATCGTCGGGTGCTCGCGGTTTCGAGAAGGTTTGTCAAATTCAAGAATAGTGGTTTGTTTGCGGTCAGACGCCCATAGGTGTCCTGCACCATCTTTCCAGCCATATAAACACGATTCGTGTTTGGCTTGATAATCCCACCTCCCCATCACTAGGGAACTTTTTTTCCAAATTAACAATTGCCGGTCTTTCCATCCCGCATCTTGGCAAGCCAATCGGAAATTTAGCCCTTCTTTATCAGCGTGCCAAATGTAAAACACGGCACCCGGCTTCATTACCGTGTCAGCCGAAACAAAAGCGTCCCGCAAAAAAATTCTAAATTCCGCATCGCCCATATCATCGTTTTGAATTTTTAAGCCCGTTCCACCTTCATACGCCACATTGTAAGGTGGGTCGGTTAACAGCATATCCACCCGTTGTTCCGCGCACAAAAGTTCTACTTGGGTTTGGTCAAGACTACTGCCGCACATCACCCGATGCTGGCCGCATATCCATACATCGCCCAAGCGCGTAACAGGCTCTATAGGCGGTTCTGGCGTATCGTCTGGGTCAGTTAACCCTTCGGTGCCTTCATCGGCTAATAGGGCGTCTATCTCGTCCGTGTTGAAACCCGTTAGGTCTAGGTCAAAGTCCAATGCTTGGAGGTCAGCCAACTCCAGTTTAAGCATTGCCTCATCCCAACCCGCGTTTAACGCAAGTTTATTGTCGGCAATAACATACGCACGCTTTTGTGATTCAGATAGATGCGATAACCGTATGCAAGGGACTTCTGTTAATTTTAGTTTGCGGGCAGCCATGACGCGCCCGTGTCCGGCAATGATGCCGTTAACCTCGTCTACGAGGACGGGATTGGTAAAACCAAACTCGCGGATGCTTGCGGCAATCTGCGCTACTTGAGCATCGTCATGCGTTCGGCTGTTTTTCGCAAACGGGACTAACTCACTTACCGCAATGTTCTCAAGTTCCATTACGACAGTTTACTTCTGTTTACCGTGCCGCAGCAACCCGTGACGGTTCCGCTTTCTTCGCCATTATTCGAGGTTTTCCAACTTGTACTTAAGGCTCGTCACCGCATCAACCACGGCATCGAACAGGTTAACAAGGTCGGAGTCTTTTGGGAGTGAGCCTTTGATTTCGTCGAGGAAGGTCAACAGCGACTTCACATACGCCTTCGGGTTGCTGTTCTTGTGGAACTCGACATCGTAGCCCGTGATGATGCCGTACCTACCCTGATACGCCTCTGTGTATGCGTCTACAAGGTCAGGGATAGCCTCGTAGTATTTCTGTAGGGCTTTGTGCTGCGCGTAAGACTTTGTAGAAAAGTGCTGAAGGTGCGTGACGGTCGCGCTGTGAAGCATGGTTCCGACAAAAAGCGCAGCGGTTTTTTCGTGAGCGGCCATTACTGCATCATTTCGTAAAGTTTAGACTTTTTGCGAAACCGATAAGGCAGCGTTTGTTGCTTTGCTTTTCCACCTTCGACTGCTGGCAGGTTCGTGATATTTCTCGGCGCTTCCCCGTAATACGGCAACGGAACCACCTTATTTTCGCCTTCTTCTTCGATTTCTGGGTCAACCTTTTCAACTTCGACCATCGTCGGCATGATGCGCTTTTTAGCGGGAACGGCAGACTGAAGGCGGCGATTTAGCATTTCGCGCACCTCATCTTCAGTCATGTCCTCTTTGGCGTCATTCAGCGCATTGAACGCAAGCGCCAATTTGTCTTTACGAGTGTTCGGCATGATATTTCCCCCACTTTGGGTTAGGATAATGCTAGACCCCCACAGGGAAGGATGCAAGCATGACTACTATCTCCGAAGCCTACCGCGCACAGCAGGTCGAACTGCACACAAATCCTAATTACGGGGTGGCCTCCCTCGCCTTTGCGCCCCTTGTCGCTAAATTGGCTGTGGATAACTCTATCCGGTCAATTTCCGACTATGGGGCCGGGAAGAAGCACCTCCAGACCGCCCTACAGGGCGCAGGGCTGGAGTTTGACTACCACCCCTATGACCCAGCCTTCCCAGAATACGGCGACCCACAAGAGGCCGACCTTGTGGCCTGCATTGATGTCCTAGAACACATCGAACCCGACCGGCTCGATGCTGTGCTGGATGACCTCGCCCGTATCATGCCGCGTATCGGCTTTTTGTCTGTCCACACGGGGGCGGCTGGCAAGACCCTTTCGGACGGCAGGAACGCCCACCTCATCCAAGAGCCTGCGCGGTGGTGGCTCCCCCGGCTCTGTGAGCGGTTCCACATCCACCACCTCCAGCACCATCAACTCATGGGTCAAGGCTTCTGGGTCGTCGTCAGCCGCGCTTGAAGCCACGCAACGGTCTCGGCAGGGTCACGGGCTAGGTACCACATCCCCAAAGGCTCAAACGCCATCTGGAAGCGTTCCTGACCCCTTCGCAGTTTGCCCGTCGGGGTTTTAATTTCGAGGAAGGCAGCAAAACCGGGGGCGGTGACCAGCTTATCCGGCACGCCCTGCCCTGCCTGCCCCAAATCGTACACCGTAAACCCCGCTGCTCTCACGGCTGCGGTGATGGCGGCATCGTTGGCAT